ATCGATTACACCTCCATTACGGAGATCGAAATGATCTCCATAGGTGAAGCCTTAAGTCATTATCATGACTTTTGGTTTCGCCCTGGAGGGGACTATATACTTTCTGTAGAGAATATCCTGCAGAACTTAAATATAGGCCCTGGTGCTTCGGTGGGTGTGAAGGGGAACGACTTCTATCGAAAGATAGCGGCCGGTCCTCTCACTGGGACTCGAAAATCACTATACCATCTTTACCAGATGGAGACTTCTAAATACCCTCTTTGGCTGGAAACCGAAAAGATCCGGTTCGGCGAATTTGGGGGTTTCAAAGAAGTGCAAGGTAGCCGGTTATCGTTTGTCCCTAAGACTCGCGATATTTCTAGGACCATATGTACGGAACCTCTTTTGAATATGATGTTACAAAAGGGGATCGGTGCGGCTATAGAAAGGCAACTGGACAAGAGGTTTGGTATAAACCTTAGTGTACAGCCCAATCGTAACCGCATCTTAGCTCGTATCGGTTCGGAACGCGGTACTTATAGTACTATTGATTTAAGTAACGCGTCTGACTCGATAAGCCTCTCACTAATGCGGGCAATAACACCTCCATACATCCTTAGTTGGATGATGGAAGCCCGTAGTGAGCAGGTTGAACTTCCGGGAGGAAGTTCCGTTCCGTTGCATATGGTATCGTCGATGGGGAATGCATTTACTTTTCCACTTCAGACGATGCTCTTTGCTTCCATTGTCTTAGGGGTTTATAGGGCGTTAAATATAACGCCACATAAGCCTTATCATCACCGTGCTAACTACGGCGTCTTTGGAGATGACATCATTGTTGAGGCAAGAGCCTTCAACCTTGTTTGTCAGATCCTTACACGCTTTGGTTTCACTGTGAATGAGACTAAGAGTTATGGAAGTGGGCCCTTTCGCGAATCCTGTGGCTCCGATTTTTGGAGTGGCTACGACGTGAGAGGCATATACTGCCAATCTCTTCGTACCAAGCAGGACGTGTACTCACTGATCAACAGGCTCAACGTGTGGTCTGCAAACCATGGGGTAATTCTCTCCAGTACTATCCGCTATCTTCTTACCGGTGTAGGGAAGTCAATATACCCTATACCCGTTTGGGACGCAGATGATGCTGGTTTGAAAGTCCCTTCAAGCTTGCTACCACTTGGCTCGCTCGCTAAGAGTCGAAAGAACGGAAGCATACTTTATAGCAGGTATGCCCCGCGTCCGAAGACAATTAGCTTGCTTGCAGTTGACCAGCGGCCTGTAATACGCCATAAGTGGTTTAACAACCACCCAGGAGTATTATTAACCGCTCTCAGTGGGCACCTTAGGGGTGGCTCTATCGTTGAAAGAGTCGATAGGCCATACTACCAAATGCGGCTTGCATCAGCTCCGTGTTGGGACTGGTACAATCCGTGCTACTCGAAGTTAACGAGTAGCGGGTGGCATAAGTTTAGAACTTATGTCGAGCTCAACCTTGAGACCGTTGAGCTTCAAATCTCAGAGCGCCGAACCAGGAA